GAACGACGGTTAACATATTCTGAGATGTAACGTTCGTCACCAACAGTTTCTGTTAGGTTTGCATATGATTCAACAACCTCGCCATCATATTCAACATCAACTGTTTTGGTGCTTACGCTTGTCGATGTCCCATCTACATTTAGTACGTTTTCACTAACGGTAGTAACAACAACTTTTAAGTTGTCTCCCAGAGAGCCTGGGTGTTTTGCCATTACTGGTTCGACTTCTCCGTCTTTCTCCAACTGTAAAGCTAGAGCTTCATTTAGTGCTGTGGTTAGTGTGTCAACGGTGTCGTCGTCTGGTTCGGTTTTTGCCTGTTCCGCATCTAACGCAGCCTGTGCGTCTACTACGGCTTGGTTAGCTGTTAGTAGGTCTTGTGATGGTGCCTTTGCAGTTGTTCCCGCGCTCGCGCGTGTAACAAAAGCACTACCGGAGTATTTTAGAAATTGAGAGACCGCTAGGAAGTCAGCTGAACTCCCTCCGTCTTTTGGAGACCCAAAAGTAGAAACCAATTCAGACTCGTTCGCCACGAATACTGGTTTTCCTACTGGACCCCACGCGAAGTCACCGATGAACGCACCTGTAGTAGAACCGACCGCTGGAACAGTTCCAGATAGGTCTATTTCTTTAATGGTTACGCCTGGTGACTCATTTGATCTAAGAGCCATGATTGTATCCTTCTAGTTAAGGTATAATAAGTTAAACATAATACGTAGTAATATCGTCAATAGCACTATTTATAACTTACTAGTTTTCACCGTAATTTGCGTCGAACGGGGTTTGAAAGTTCGTCCATTCTGCTGAATATTCACTGCCATCTGCCGAGGGTTTCTCTAAAAAATCCCTTCCATCATCGATGATACCGAATGGTGGTAGGTCTTCCTCGATCTGCGCCATCCTTTCTTCAAACAAAAGGTTCTTGATGTTCATGTCGAAGTTGTCACCGAATGATTGGGTGGAGACGAAGTAACCGAACATCACTAGGTTCATCATCAAGTCGTCGTGGTTACCATCACTCGCCTCATAGGATACCCCCTTGGAGACAAATGTGGAGATCTCTAGAATAGTTTCTTCATCAACTACTTGTAATTTATTGTTCTCTAAGATATCCTTAATAGACGAACACCCGATGCGTTTTACTTTACGAGTCATCGTTACACCGATAGCGTCTGACTTGATAGCGGATTCCAAGAACATATTTTCATACTCTAGATCTTGGTAGAGACCAACCGCAACCAATATTCCGGCATCATTATTTTCAACAATACATAACGCTTCGTTATAAAGATTCGCATACTTATAAATAATGCTCGGGTAGAGCAAGGGAGAAATATTGTTGTTTCGATATACAGCCACTTGTTTAAATGGCCTTTGTGATACATCGATTACCGTAAATGTCGAATAGTCCTGTCCTCTACCCTTACTTACATCCACGGTCATGATATACTCATGATCTTTGATGGGTTTCTCATATACCTTGAGATCCCCACCTTCCAATAGATTTATTGGTTGTCGCGCACGTAGATCTAGCAGGGTATTACCCTCGATCAATGTGTCACCCGTCCCGAAGAAGGTATTCCCAAATTCCTGATCAAACTGGAGTTGGGATGTATTCGCGATGGTTTCCTCTTTCCACCTATCATCTCGCCCAGGCACATCCCACCAATCTACACGATAGGGTTTGTATTCGTTTACACCTTGCACGGCACCTTCCCAGATCTTATGATAAGTATTACCGATACCATTCGCGGTTGATGTAATGATCACCTTAGTGTCTACACCGGAAGATACTACGGGATAGGTTGACGTATAGAATTCTGCCGCGTTCTCAACGAACGCAAACTCATCTAGGAACAGAAGGTTTACCGACATACCACGAATCGATGATCCGGATGTCGCACTTGCGATGATACGAGAGTTATTGGATAGTTCGATAGATCCTTTGTTGAGTGCCTTACACCCTGGCTGTAAGAAGAACGGAAGATTTTCCATCATCAAGGTCACACGTGCCAACATCTCACGTGCGGTCGCACCCTTGTTCGCGAGGATAGCAATGGTCTTTTCTGGATGGAACAGGGCATACCATAGAATGTATCCGACCGAACTGATAGACTTACCTGACTGTCGACACGCTAGGACGATAGAAAACCTGTTATCCTCAAAGTGATCAAACATGTCTTCTTGATACGGGTAGAGTTCGAATGGAACGAGGCCCTTGTCTAGATGGATAACCTTGACATACTGTTTGCAGAAATACGAAGGATCTCCCATGCATTTCTTATACTCACGGAGTTTCGTGGCGTCCCATTCTTCTGCGACACCGTCTCGTTTGATCTGTGGATTACCTAGATAGGAGTTCTTACTATAACTACTCATCGTCTTGGTCTATGACCTTCTCATCCTTGTCCCCCAATAGGAAACGCTGGAGTTCAGTGGTCGACCCGACAAATAGATTATTGTTTGTGGTGGTTGTCTCTTTAGGTTTGTCGTCTTGCAACAAATCTTTTTGTTTCTTGTTAAGTTCCATCAGCTTGTCATTGACGTTAGCGATGTCCTTGATCATATTAGACAACACCTCGAATGCTCGGGGATGTTCTGATTCACGCGCGACCTGAATCATTAGGTCAAGCGATTCTCGACCTTTCTCGATTAGATCATAGTAGGTATCACGGGAGTACTCATAGTCCTGTTCGTGGACAAAGTTTTTCTTTTGATCACCCGTGATAATTGTTGGGGGGTTATGACTGTCTGTCATCGGTTATCTCTATATTAAAACCAAAGTCTCCGCTTGAATTTACGTCAATCGGATCTGGTGTCACACGTACATTACTTAGGAAATCTGTATCTCCCGCATCTGAAACGATGGCATTAAGTTCTGTATTTACTTCACGGATCTCTACGCCTGTCTTCACAGGACCATAGAAGTTCGCATTCATATCAAAGGATAGAGTGTATATGATAGTTCGTCTCTGCTCGATCGGTCCTTCGAAGTCGTCAGAAAAGTTGACCCCCGTCAGAGTGATCGGGATGTCTTCTTTGATTTCTGGATAATCGGAAAACGGTTTGACTGATAGAGAATACTGAGGGGCAAAGTATGGTAATATCTGTTCGACCACTTGAAGTGCGTCGTCCTGAGACTTCGCGTAGACGTTCAGTTCAAAACCAATCTTATATGGGACACCGCAAAATATATCCTTGCGAGTTCCGTCACTTTGACTTGAGGCCACACTTACCTGATTGATTTTTGGTAACTGTCTTGGTGCGTCATATGCAATCGACACGATTTCAAAAGACATGCGCGGCAACTTCAGTGCGACCTTGCGTTCGGACTGTTCCCCTCTACCCATCTCCTCCAGTCGCGAGATGAAGTTCCTGCGAGGTGCATACGTCAGAGGCAGTTTGACCTGAGACAATACCTTACCGTCCGCCGCGGTTCGCAGTATATGCATATCATCGAACATAGATCCGAATAACGCAACACATGTGCGCACACGTTTGTGATAGAAGTGTCCGCCCATCATTAGATTATATCTCCAAACGGATTCGACTCACTGAAGTCAAGGAAATCTTCTTCCCAATCATTGAATATTTTATTCTGCGCATCGACCTGTATCTCATTGACACCTTCGTCTTGTGAGACTGGAGTCATAGACGCATTCGGTCCAACGACTGGACGATCTGTCGCCCACTCGTGATACATACCATCGGTTGCGCCTGTGTGTGCTATCTTTAACATACGAGTGTCGGGGTTCCAAGAAGTGACTTCACCATTCAGTATGTAGTCGTCGAATAACTGTTGTACATCCTCTCCTACAAGATAATAAGTTTCATCACCATCAACAAAAGGTGGCATCTGTAGTTCGTACTGGAATGCACCCTCGACCTCTACATTATCAATGTCTGAGATACCAGTGTCAAAGTCTTCGTCTGAGAACTCGAATAACTCGCACTGCATACGGAACGTAGGTAGTTGCGACAACTGGTAGAACGGAGTTTCTGTCTCCACCTTCATCACTTGGAACAGTGACTCGGACATAGGCAAGTAGATCACATCACCTTCGCGTGGTCGGAACTGCGCATCCGCAAGACGGTCACCGACCAGTTCTCTCCATCGACGACGCGCGATGACGAAGGTGGCTTGGTCACGAATCTCAATACCGAACTTGGTAAAGATGTCTCCCTCTCCATCGAACCCTTCTGCGTTCTCGATGTAGACCTCGACCTTGTATGCGTCACCGAACTGAGACTGAATGCTGTCTAGGAAGATGTCTTCCTTCTCTACGATCTCTCGTGGTAGGTAATAAATATCCTGTCCATAGAATTTGATAGACTCGATGATCAAGTCCTCATACAAACCCTGTTCGGATCGGTTTTTTTGACTTATGTATGGATTAGTCGCCATGGTTTACCCCATAAAGAACATTGGACCTTCGTCCTCTTCCAATCGGAACTTCTCCATGATCTTGTCGATGTCTGCGATTGCGTCATCATAGATTTGACGACCATTGATAGTAACCCCGCCAGGTAATGACATACCGTCAAACTTGATTAGGTTGATACCCCATTGACGTTTAATCAATGCGGTTGTGTATTCTTTCAGGAAGCGGTGGTTCCATAGATTGTTGTATTCGGATATCGTATCGTCCGGACTGCGAATACCATAGACTTCAAACACGACGAAGTCTCCCGCTGTTAGTTTCGTTTTAGAAACAAGTAGGTTCACACGATTGTACTGTCGATCAAAGGTCATCTGTGGTTGACCCATCAACTTCATGTCGAGTAGCGATAACTGTTGTTGCATACCTTCATAATACGCCAGATCACCCAACACACCGTTTGCACGAGTGAAGTCTGATATGGTATACTGTAGATACTGCCAAGCGTCACTAAACCACCCCTGAGAGTTCGACAGGGAGACTGGTAACATACGTACCACCGCAGTCAAATCAAGGTCGTCCGGTAGATCTACGGTCTGTGTGTCGACATCCTGTTGTGTTAGTTGGTGTTTGAGATAATATCTCTTCGACCCGTCTGGGTGGTTCTCACGGAACCATTGAAGTGCCTCATCAACACGATCATCTAATTGTTCGTCATCGATATTGATCTCAACAACTGGATGTCCCAGTGCACGTAGGCAATACTCGATTAGTTCTTCTCTGTCAGTAGCGTACATCTAATGTGTCTCGAAGTTACGTGTGTCTCTCTATTTATACGATTTTATTTATAGACATAAAAAAAGGGAGTCCGAAGACTCCCTCTTTCATCGAAGTTCTAAGAACTTGGATTAGTTGACAACAGTACCGTTGACATCGTAGACATCGATACGGTAGTGTGAACCGTGTTGTCCGTCTAGTTTGTCCGCGTTAGTTGAGTTGTCTGGTACTAGAGCACCCGCAGTTTCTGATAGATCTAGTGAGAACTTACCAGAAGTCTCATTGTAATCTATGCATGAACCGTTGTCCGCACCGACACATGCCTTCGCACGTGATTCGGTGAAGTATAGGTTGACTGAACCTTCTGATACGTTATCAGTGTCCCATGCTTCGATTGCAACTACACCAGATTCTAGTGCAGAGATGCGACCAGTGTTAGAGTTGACAACACCTAATGTAGAACTATCCGCTGATTGGAATGCAGAAACTATCTCTGTTAGAGAGTCTAGTGCTGCTGGGTCAGTGTTCTCTTCAATGAAGTCGATCTGACTTTGTAGCACCGCATCGGCAGACTGACGATCAAGAATTTCTTGTGTGATCGCAGCAGCGTTTGATTGCTCTGCCGCAGTCGCACGAGTCTGTTCGTCGGAGATTGCCGCAGCGTTAACTGCCTCTGCTGAACTTGCACGAGAGATCTCTGCGTTCAGTGAAGCCTGTGTTGCGTAATCAGCTTCGATCGTTCCAGCACGACTCTGTAGAGCAGCGATGTCGTTGTCGTTAGACGTGATCTGTGCTTGTAGGTCAGACTTGTCACCAGTTGTTGAGTTGTCTAGTGCATCGATCTGTGACTGTAAACCGTTGTCCGCAAGGATGCGAGCGTTAGCCTCAGCAGTGATCGCGTTCTGACGAGCAGTTGTTTCAGCACTTACCGCAGCTGCACGAGCACTTGCCTCTGCATCTATTGCGTCTTGTAGATCATCGTCTGCAGCTGAACGAGCAACCTGTTCCGCAGTGATCGCAGATGCGTTAGATGAAGTCGCAGTTTCAGTCGCATCCATCTCTGATTCTAGGGTTGATACACGACCTGTTAGGGCAGATGCGTCACCACCTAGGTTATCGATCAGAGTTTGTAGACTTGCATCAGCACCTTCGTATGCAGCAACTAGTTCTGTCAACTGGTTCAGTGTTTCTGGTGAACCGTTGGTGATTGCAGATACTGCCGAAGATACTGTGTCGATGTTAGACTGTAGAGTGTTGTCTGCACCAGCACGAGCACTTGCTTCTGCATCGATGTTTGCCTGTAGAACCGCGTCAGCAGCGATACGTGCAACTTCTTCTGCGTCGATTGCGTTCTGTAGTAACTGATCACCACCGATACGAGAAGACTGCTCTGCGTCGATCTGTGACTGTAGAGAACCTTCTACCGCAACCGCACGTGCAGTCTCGACGTTGATGTCGTTAGCAAGACTTGCCTCAGCACCTTCCGCACGTGACTTCTCAGTCGCAACTTCTGCTGAGTTAGCAACGTCACCTGCGATACGTGCCGCAGTTTCTGCTGTCATGTCAGAAGTCTTATCACTATCTAGATCAGCAACAAGAGACTGTAGAGAAGCGATGTCAACGTCATTAGAAGTAATCTGTGCCTGTAGACCAGATTCCGCAGTAGTTGCACGAGAAGCTTCAGCAACGATGTCAGTAGAGTTCTGAGCAACTGCCCCAGTTAGAGTGCTATCCGCATTTTCAAATGCAGAGACGATCTCTTGTAGGGTGTCTAGTGATGCTGGAGAAGAACCTACGATGATGTCAATCTGACCCTGTAGACTTGTGTCACCCGCATCAGCGTGTGCCTTAGCACTTGCTTCTGCCGCATCTGCTTTAGAAGTTGCGTCTGCTGATGCAGCCGCTGTTACGTCAGAGTCACCACCATCAACGTATGACTTGTTTGCAGCAAGATTTGCTGAAGTTGGTTCGTCAACGATTACTTGTGAACCACCGAAGTGTACTAGACCATCTTGCCAATCAATAGTTGATCCTGGCTGTTCTACCTTTAGTGTTCCTTCAACTACGATTTGGTTAGAAGCAATACGACCTTGAATGTAATCAGTGAACTCGTAGTCCGTTCCGTTCCACTTCAAGAACTCACCAGAATCCGCAGCAGAAACATTCAAGTGTTGGTCGACCTCTGCCTTAGTAGCAGTACCGAAACCACCACCAGTGATCTGTGACGAACCAAAGTTTACTATAGAACCTTCGAAATCGACAGTTCCTGTTTGAACTTTTAGGTCATTCGATTCAATGTGATCAATGAATCCACGAGCAGCATAAACATCATTAACATCCTTGATGTTGTTCTGACCCATCTCAATGCCTACTGACAATGCGACATTAGAGTCGGAATCTACACTGATACCTGCAGTACGTGCGTTCGTTGCAGCAATTGCACTTGCATTCGAGGCCACCATTGTGGTAACGTCACTATCTGCGTCTTGGAATGCAGAGACTAGTTCAGTCAATGAATCCAATGCAGCTGGATCAGTATTTTCCTTAATGAAGTCAATCTGTGTCTGCAAGTCAGAGTCAGCAGCAACACGAGCACTTGTCTCTGCAGATTCTGCAGCAGTTGCACGAGCAACTTCAGTAGCAAGATCAGCAGTTAGTACTGCATCACCAGCAACACGTAGTGCAGTTTCATCTGAGTCAGCGTTTGTT